GATAGAAGTGAAGACCAATTGCGTTGGAAGAAGGAACAACAGCACCAGAGATGATGTTGTTACCATACATGAGTGAACCAGCGACGGGTTCACGGATGCCGTCGATGTCCACAGGAGGAGCAGCGACGAAGGCGGTGATGAAGCACACAGTGGCTGCCAACAGAGTTGGGATCATCAACACGCCGAACCAACCGACATAGAGGCGGTTATTGGTAGAAGTTACCCACTGGCAAAACTGTTCCCAGGTGGATGTTTGTGTTTGTTGTCTTGAAAGAGTTGTCATTTGAAAAAAGGGTTATGTATGAGTGCGGGGTGGCACTGAGTATAGTATTCCTGATCTACCCTCCAGATCAGGTATGAAAGACTGTTTTTTAGACACGCTGTTTAGTCTTGGTGAGGCGTGTGTGGATGGTGAGGAAACCCTCACCCGTCCATGTATTTATATTAAGACGGTTTTCCCCTCCTGTCAACCCCTGTCGTGTATCATATTGAACTTTAATAGTTTTTCAAAAAAATCTCTCTCTAAATAAATACACACCCAAACAGTGATTAGTAATGAGAAGACTTCTTCCATTAGTAATGTTTTTGATGACCGCAAGTGCAGCTAATGCTGGCGGATTAGTTCATAAAATGAGTTCGAGTGTCCAATTAACTGTAGATAGTGCAAGAACCACTGCGACTAGACTGGGTTCTCAATACAGTATATCTGGCTCGAATGTAAATACCACAGACGGAACCACGGCAGGAACCATCTCTGCAGGAACAATCACCAGCGGCGTTATGGCTCCTGGTACAATTTCTGCTACTCAAAAAACTGCTGGAGAAGCATTCTCCTTTAGTTCCTCTTACATCCAAGGCGATGCCGTTCCAACTTCAGCTGCTTCTGTAGGTGCTGTTGGCAACTTCAGTTCACAGACTTCTTATGCTGCTGGATCTGCTGGTGACCTGGCAGGTACTATCGCAACTGACGGTGGTATCGCAATCACCGCTGGTGGAGCTGGTAGCACTGCCGTCGGCCAATTCGTAAGTGAAATTACGGTAATCGACTAATGACTAAACTACAAGCACCAATCGGTCTCGGATTGGTTCTTGGAGTTATTCACGGACTGACCCAAAGTGCTTGGTCAGTCCCGGTGGTCCCGAACTTTACACAGGGCTCGATGACCAGCCACACTGAAACGACTTCAAAGCAAACTGAGACAATTAACTCTATAGACTATGCAACAGGATGGCAATATTCAGTTTCGGGGACAAACGTGTCCAACAACGGTGCGGCACTTCTGCCACCAACAACAACCAACAACGTGACAGTGACACCTCTAGGAGGAATCGAAGGTCAAGTTACAAGTTCCGCAACTGGCTTGGACTTCAGCAACTCAAACTTCACGATCACAAATCCAGGAGCAGCATTCCAGTTCACGAGTTCCTATCAAGGGCCCGGAATGACGAATCAGACTGTAATCCAAAGAGTCACAGAGGTTACCAGCGTAACCGACACAACAAGTATCTTTACCCAGTAAAAACATTATGTCTATCTGTTCTGACTGCGGTTGTAACTGCCCCTGCTCATGCAGCAGATGTGGGGGGTGTAAGTGCAACAGCAAATCCAATTGCAAATAGTTCTGGTTCAGTTACCAACCAGGCCATTCAGGTTTTACAAGGACCATATATAACCAACACATACGGGGGCGGGATCAGTTGTCAAGGTCCCACTGCTAATTTTACCCCGTATATTACTCATGCTCGTAATGACAAGGATCCATTTGAAACTTTCTATATGGAACCTCAGTATGACAACAGAGACTTTGAAGGAAGAATGGTAGAGGTCACCAAGAATGTCAAGAACTGGCCTTGGGAAGATCATTATGATGATAGAACTTATGTAAATGCTGATGGTGAAACTGTAAGAGCATATGAAGATGGTCAGGACATGACCATCACTGTCATGGAAATGCAGGGAGATGGTGTTCCTGATAATCCAGGCCGTCAACTCTGGCAAAAACCAGTGAGAACTGGAATGACTAGAAATTACAGTACAAGTGTTGGCCTGTCCGCAACACTTTCTTTACCCCTTGATAGTAGTCTGCAAGAGCAATGCAAAGAGGCAGCTGCAACACAGATTGCTTTACAGGGTCAAATGCTTGCCAATAAGCGCCTCGACTTTGAGTTAGCCAGACTCAAGAATTGTGGAGAATTGATTCAAAAAGGAATTCAATTTCACCCACGTAGTCCTTATGCGAAAGTGTGTGCAGATGTTGTAGTGATGAATAAAAATGCTATTGCACCACACGTTCATTCTATTCCTTCTACTTCTTCAAAGGTCGAACAGAGCGCAGCGCCTTCACAGCCTGATTCCTCTGCCGCTGTTCAGCAATCCGCTCCGCTGCCGACTGCGGCGGGATCTTCTTACCCCGTAAGACAGCAATCTTCTTCATCACCTTCTTCACTACCGGTTTCACAACCTTTAACAAAAGGTCAGCAAGAGGCTTTGCGAGCAGTGCGGAACTCGTCGCTACCACCGCAATGGAGGCGGTAGTTGTTACCATACCTGCTGATGGTATATTCTGAACAATTTGGTCGGGAATAGATAACTCCTCAAACACAGGGAGACATTCTTTCCCGACCATTTCATATGCAACAATTTTTCTATTTCCTTCTACAATCTTTCCAACAGGATCCTTTAACTGCTGTGCTCTAGTAGGACACTCAGGCATAGGTTCCTCAGTCTTAGGAACTGCTGGTGCTGCTGGTGCCTCTGGTGGTTCAGGTTTAGGTGGAGATTTAACTGGTGGTGGAGGTGGTGCCTCAGTAGTAATATCTAATTTGTTTGCATCATAATCAATGGGAGTAAAACTGGGTGTCCCTGCATCACACAGAGTCATCGTACCCTTATCATCCTCATTTCTTAAATTTGTATTCTCACCACTGTCTTTGTGTGCCTTAACACACCCAGGAATATTAACAATAGGAGTTCCTAACTCCATTGTTACTGGAGGATACACAGGAAGTGCCATCGGCGGATCTGATGACATCCACTTTGGAACCTCTGGAATATTCACATCACGGATTCTTAATTGATTAAGACGAATATCGGGTATGGGCATTAGCAATCATTAAATACTTGTCCTACTTGAGAACCTGCTTCGGATCCTATCTTTTGGCCTAGGAGCAACGCCCATCCACCGGCTAACCAACCAACATATGGGATACTAGCAACAGCAGGTACGGCAACACCAGCAGCAATAGCACTACCTGCCATTGCACCTTGTGACCGTGCTCCAGCGTCCGCCGCTATACACTCGGCGCTTACACCTCCTGCTATCTTTCCCACTTCACCTGTTGCACCTCCCATATTTCTGGTGCCTTCTCTGGTGAACTGATCAGTGCGATATTCTATTCGCTGCTCAGATCCTCCGCCAAAGAGTCCTCTCCTTTCTTTATCAAGATCAAGAGATCTAGTTGACTCTAGAACTTTAGGATCATCTGCTCTAAATTCAATTTCATATCCATCTTTTCCTGCCTTAATTTTATAAGACGAATAAGGACCATTAGGGATATTGAAAGTAGGTGGTTGTTGAATCCGCTGTTGCGGTCTCAATACATAACCCAGTAATCCGATGTGTGCTACAGCAACTAGGCCGCCAAGAGAAATAGCGGCAATCTTAATCTTGTTCATGGTTAGAATGGGATAGATGGACCAGTTGTTTTAGGTAACTCGGGCATGGAACTATCCAACATTCCTGGAAGTGCTCCTGATACACCATCAATCGCTGCCTTAGTAACCTGCTGTTTAACATTCTCTATGAGTGCATCTTTTTGAAGATAGACATACGTTCCACCTCCAATGATGCCAGAGACACCAACAAAAGATAAAATCGATAGTACGTTAATAATTTTTTGCATTGGTTTACTCCACTAATGTTCCGAATGATCTACGTATCTCACGTAGGGTTTCAAAATCTTTTTGTTTTGTACCACCATCATATGCCCAGGCATATCCTTCGGTGATCATTTGTTCGTTGAGGGACAATTCTGCATCCCCAATGTATAACCAGCCCAGAAGACGACCATATTTGCCGACGCCACCAACAAGTTCAGTCCTAACAGACAACTCATCGTCACCAGATATAGCACCCTCAAGTTTTTCTTTGAGCCAGTTGGTTGCGTCGATTCCAAGAGCTTTCTCCTCTAGATTTCGGGTTCTCTTCTCCGGCGTATCAACTCCTGCAACTCTAACTCTTTCTTTCTTGTATAGATCAAACCCAAGATCAATGGTGACATCAATAGTATCGCCGTCAACAACACGATTAATTTCAACTACGCGGAAGTTATAACAACTCTTCCGACTGGGGGGAACCATTGCGCCCATTACTCTTGCTCCTCTGAAGGTTTAATGCTGACTTCTTCAACGCTATTAGTAAAAGCTTGATGAGAAGCACAATCTCCTCCGATCAAACCATCTTCAACAAAGGAATGAGCAGGTCTCGCGTCTACTGCTGTTGCTATTCCGATTAGTGTAATGGCAGCAGTTATGACGGCACCAGCACCCCATACCCACTTCTCAAGTTTACGAACACGATCACGGAGTTCCTCCGCCATCTTCTCAGCGTCTTCAATCCTGTGTGTCAGGAGTGCTATCAACTGATCCTGGTCCGCGTCCTTCTGATTTATTGTACTCATTATTCAATTCACCAAAAGCCATACGCATTATATAGACAATATAGTATGTAACACCAGCTAAGAGTATGATTATGGAAATAATTACACTCCACACAGGATCATTTTGATTCTCTAGAGGACGAAGGAGCAGTTCCATTTTTACTAATCAATAAAGCATCTCTTCTGCTTCTGCCTGAACTACACAGTCACTAGTGGGATATGATACACACAACAATGCAAACCCTTCCTCAATTTGATCATCATCCAAGAATGATTGGTCTTCCTGATTTACAGTTCCAGAGATGATCTTACCTGCACAAGATGAGCATGCTCCTGCACGGCAAGAATATGGAAGGTCAACACCTGCTTCATCAGCAGCGTCAAGGATGTAAGTATCACCATCGCATTCGATAATATGTTCATCACCATCGGATGTTTTGAGAGTAATAGAGTAGGTCATATTTGTCTATAAGTTTTGTAATGATTATTATATAGTATTACGGTAAATGTTACAACTAACCACGATATCTGATAGGCCATGTTAGTTCCATGGTACTAACAAGTAGGATAATAAATGCAAATACAAAGAGGGCGCTCATTTGATGATCTCCATTGCTGCTTTTAGTTCTTCTGCATGATGCTTTTCATCATTCATAATTCTCTCAATATCTTCGTCATTACAATCTTCATACTTCAGATACTTTGCATATGTATCCTCAGCATGAAGTTCTATTTCGTATGAGAGATGGTAAGCAGCGCGAGGAGCCAACCAGTAATAAACCACGTTGATCCAATAGTAGATAAGTACAAGGTGTCTGGCGACAAAGCGATCCACCCAATAAGCACTACCGCCCCTAGATTCCATATATTCCAAGTGTTCTGTTTCGTTAAGAGTTTGTGCAAAATGTTCCTCCATCAGATAGATGTGTTCCGGACCACGCAAACCCATAGATTCGCGTAAATGCAATACACTTAGAAAAGCAAAGTACGGTGCCCGAGCAATCTCTTCAAGCACCCAAAACCTTTGGAAGTGTCTACCTCTATAAAGGTAATCTATAATTGCAACAGTGAAGTTTAAAACGACAGTGTTGATTTTTTTCATTCCACATGTACCGTCCCGATCATTCCTGCTCCTTTATGTGGAGCACACCAGTAAGTATAGTCACCAGCATCATTAAAGACAACATCAAACTCTTCTCCTGGTAACATTGCCAGGGATTCATGACCTAAGTCTGGACGGCCCTCCACAATCACATTGTGTGGTGGAAGCATGTTATTAACAAAATGAACTGATTCTCCTGCAGATATTGTAACCTCTGATGGATCAAAAACTAGATTACCATTTGAACCCATCTGTACATCCACTGCCCATGCTGGAGCAGCAAGAAATAATGTAGCGATTAATGCGAAAATAAACTTCATAAAGTTTACGCAACTGCACTATCTATATCTTTCTCATTGAGTTGTAACGTGGATTTGTTTTGACTTCCTGACTTATCATTTCCGACATTTCATCACAACATTTACCCCATATCTCTCTTGCTTTTTTAGTCTCTTCACTGTGCATATCAACGTCCCATAATTCTTTCCATGCCCACCAGAGGTCGGAACACTCCTCCGACTTTTTCTGTAAGTGAGGTTCCCGATACATGGGAATCCTGGGGATTGGTGCCCGTGACTCAGTTATTATTTATCAAATTCCAAGCAATTTTCTTTGCCTTTCAAAGTATCCCTTTAAGATCCAAGAGCTACTGTTCATCTTATCATCACCACCCACACCAAACTCAAACTGAACTCTCGGATTCTCTCCATACATATCAAGTTCTGGGGTATTAGTAGACCCACGATCACCGCCATTGCAAAATACAACAGTCTCTGCAATCTCTAGACACTTAGCAATTGCACCACATGCAGATCCAACTTCATCATCTTCCCAAGAGACAACAGCATCTACCATTTCAAGGTGACGAATAATCTCTGCTCTCTCTACCCATGATTGAAAATATTGTCCCTTCTTTCTGGTTAACCATTCTTCGGTGTTAATACCGACAACCAAGTAATCAGAGAAATCTTTTGCTCTCTTAAAATATGAAATATGGCCACTGTGGATAGGATCAAATCCGCCAGTGACCAAACTAATTTTCTTAAAAAACATAATGATTAAATTTAAATCACATCTTATATGTATCGTTTGGTGTATCAACCTTTAAGGTGACTGGTGCCTGTTCGATACGGAGAGTCTGATGTGGTGCAGTCTGTGCTGCTTTCTCAATCAGTTTCTCCATCTGCTCCTTGGTGATACTAGCACCACCATTGCCATTGCTGTCCTTAGACTTTGCTGCCTGAACTCCGAACGTGGCTAAAACTCCGGTAAAGACAGAGGCTATGAAAGTTGGATCTAGTTTTTGTTCTGGGATTCCAAGTGCAGGGGGGAGTTTAATGTATGCCAACGTGAGGATTCCACCACTCCATACAAGGATACCAAGACGGACAAAAGTAGACAGAATTGCAAGTTGTTCTTCCTTATCATCTGTCGCTTCCTTAATTTTACCGAGAATACCTTTCTTTTTAGGTTTCTTTTCTTCTTCGGTAGGTTTTATTTCTTCAGGCATAAGTTACCAGGAAAGGCAACTTTATTTATCAAGATATCCGTTTTTAACCAACCATTCACGGGTCATGGGAGTGGGTTCATAGTCAGACCACATGGTCCCACGAGCACAAGACTCAAGTGCTTCGGCAGTCATACCCTCAGTCTTACCTGCCCAGGTTGCCTCTTTCTCCCAAGGAATTGCATGAGGTGTGTTCTTATAGGTATCAGTAGCCATATCTTGCCAAAGTTGAGGAACTTTTTCCTCATCCATAATGATAGCAATCATACTATTATCAATAGTGCCTGCCATACAATCTTGTGCAGCATGCCATCCTTCATGTCTCATTACACTCATTAGCACTCTAGGGAGACGCATGAATGTTTTATTCAGAAAGAAGTTATTTCCTACGGTATGATACACACCACGGTGTCCTACTGGAAAATACTCTTCATCTGCTAGAAACACGTTAACTCCAATTTGCTCCAAGGCAAGGAGCATTGAGTGGAACTCGTCAGCAATAATATCATAATTACTATTGGGATGGACATTAGCAATAGTAGAGATACTTTCGACTTTAGTGACTCCATCGGTGCATTCGCGTAACAGCATACACCCCATCGAGTCCATAGTGTAATAACCCTTGGTGAGTTTAGGGTCGGCAAGTGCCGGAGCAGACATACTGGCTGCCACCAGCAGACTCATAATAATTTTTTTCATGTATAGTTTTCCTCAAAATATTTTGTTACTCCATGGGAGTTTTTATTTCCCTGAGAAACCCAATCATGAG